CTGTCGCTGGGGGCGCAGATTCGTTGGTTCAGAGAACCATTCAGGTCGAGCGTACCAGAGCCACAGTTACTACCGCATAAGGTGTAACGTATGGATTTAGCGCAATTCGATCTTGTAGAGGCTGCCGAACGAGGCGTCGATGTTGAAATCATCAATCCGATGAATCAGGAACTACTCGAGGACGAAGATGGCAAAGTTGTTTCGATAAAGGTTTTGGGTAAGGATGCAAGAAAGTGGCAACAAACCGCTAAAAAAATCCAAGCCCGAAACGCGAATAAATATCGAGGCAAAGATGTACCGCCATCACAACTCGAAAAAGACCTAATCGAGATTGCTGCAGAATGCACAATAAGCTGGTCGAATATAGACTTTAATGACAGCAAATTGCCCTGCAACTCCAGTAACGCTTTAATGCTTTATCAAAAGCGGAGCTGGATTGCAGAGCAAGTATTGAGCAAAGCATCAGACAGGGCTAATTACAAGGAAAAGTAGTAAGCCAGCTTTTAGAGGATTATGTAAGGTACTGGGCTTGGCTGGTATCTTCGGCGAAAGGCGCAAAGAAGGCGAGATTAGAGTCAGTTGTTGACCCTATCTTTCCGGACATTGCGCCTTTTGACTATTTGATCGACCTACTTATGCAAATTGGCCCGATGGATATAACGTGGCCTGATCTAAAAGCATGGCATGATCTAACAGGAATCTACTTAGATTATTGGGAATTACATACGATAAAAAAATTATCCACTTTGTTTACCAATAAATTTCAAGAGTACAACGACACCAATGTTAGCAGCCCTTACCGAGATGTTGACATTCCAAGCGTAGACCAAGCAGCAATACAATCGATGCTGCGGAACGACCAGAGGTTTAACAAGTAATGGTTGATATAGCCCGCCTTGAAATACAAGCAGACAGCCGTTCGGTAAAAACTGCTAGTAAAAACCTAGATGCTTTTGATAAATCGGCAGGAATGGCTGGCGCAGCACTGAGTAGACTTGCGCCAATCGTAACAGGCTTTTTTACAGGTAAAGCATTATTGGGCTTGGCTGATCAAGCAATGGCATTCAATACAGCCATGGCAGAAGTAAACACTCTGCTAGCTGATAGCAATGAACTTGTTAAATTAAACGAAGAGGCAAAAGCACTGGCAGCCACATTTGGTGGATCACCTACCGCGCAAGCGCAAGCATTCTACCAAGCGATATCAGCTGGCGCAGGAAACGCCGAAGAAGCAACTGCACTGCTTACTGCGGCAAATAAACTTGCGATCGGTGGTGTGACGGACGTTACAACTGCTGTTGATGGTCTGACATCGATCACAAACGCCTACGGTATCGAGACGTCAAAAGCATCGACAGTCAGTGATGCGTTTTTCGTTGCGATGCGCGCAGGTAAAACTACTGTTGGTGAGTTATCCGGCTCGATTGGTAAGGTTGCTGCTACAGCCGCTACAGCGGGCCTGTCTTTTGAGGAAACGCTTGGGTCGATATCTGCCCTTACCACGCAGGGTATCGCGACCACAGAGGCTGTCACGGGCTTAAAAGCTACCTTAAGCAATATCCTTAAACCAAGCAAAGAAGCAAGCGATGCAGCAGCGCAGCTTGGCGTAGATTTTAGTTTGACGGGATTGCAGTCGAAAGGTCTGGCTGGATTTCTCGATGAACTTGTAACTGCTACCGGCGGTAACGAAGAGGCAATGCTCAAGCTGTTTGGTAGTACCGAAGCATTGAATACTGTTTTCGCATTGACCGGAGGTGCTGCAGGTACTTTCGATCAGATTATGCAGGATATGGCTAATTCTGCCGGACAAACTGATACAGCGTTTGCAAAAGTATCTGACACTATGTCGCAAAAGTTATCAGTGCTTCAAGGCAAATTTGCAGCCACAGGTGTAGAACTTGGTAATTTTATCCTGACTGCAAGCGAGCCATTTGTTGATGCGCTTAATGCTAATTTCGATGATTACGTTAACTACTTCAAAGCATTGGGTACTGCAACCTCTACCGCATTAAACGGATTGATCGATATCTGGGCGCCATGGGCGAAAAGTATTGCAACGATAATCGGTAATGTTTTTAGTTATTTTGTTGATTTGTTTAAGCCAGCAGTTGAGGCATGGGGCAATATGCTCAAATTATTTCATACCGCTTGGATGAATTTTGCATCAACATTTGTGAGAAATGCAGAGGTAGCAATCCGCAGATTTATAAATTATTTCCGTAATGGTTTTTTAAGCGCACGAGAGTTTGTTGAGTTAACCCGCACAAGAATTATTGCCTTTTACGATACGATCGTTGCTCGGGCGCAAGCATTATTCGAAAGTTCAGAAACTACCGAGCGTCGATTGCAAGAGATTGACAGGCAACGCCGCGAGAGCATTGAGTCGATTACTGGTCGTTATAATGAGCAAAGGGCTGCAACGATTGCTATAAGTGAGCAGTCAGAAATCAGTGACGGGGTATTTCAAGCACTAGGCGAAACAGTTGGTGTACTCAAAACTACTTTTGGCGAATACAAAACTGCTACGACTAACCTTGTCACCGAGAGCGGTAACCTTGATACCGAACTTGATAATATTGATACCGGAATGCGTGACATTGACGAGATTGCCACCGATATAACTGGATCAAATGGTGCGCTAACCCGAACAACAACAGGAATGGATAATCTTGCAACATCCACGACCAATGCAACTAACACTATTGTTGGCCCTAACGGATTAACACTTGCTCAACAAACTTTCAAAACAGCAGTGGAGAATACGCAATCCGCTTGGGCAACATTAATAGAAAAAACCATTACCACTGGAAAGACAGATTTTGGCAGCTTCTTTACGACGATTAAAGACGGGTTCGCCAAAATGGTGTCCGAGATTGCTGCTCAAAATATTACTAATGCAATTTTTGGTCAGGGTGGTATAAGCGGATTTCTTAGCAGCCTATCAAGCGGGTTTGGTGGAATTATTCAGACCATTGGTAATGGGCTTGGAGGTATTGTATCTACATTCACTAGCGGCCTTGCCGGAGCAACAGGTAGTTCTGTTGGTGGTGCAGCCGGTGGTGCAGCCGGTGGCGCGGGTATTGGTGCCGGCGTGAGTGCTGCCATTGGATCAGCAGCAGCTGGTATTGGTAATTTTATTGGTGGCGTAACTGGCAGTGCAGTAGGTGCAAGCGCAACATTAGTCGGGCCACCTACAGCGGCAACAGCAGCCGGAATGAGTGTTGGTGGTGCTTTCTCTGCCGTTGGCGGTGCAATAGCAGGTGCAGCAAAAGGCGCATTAGCTTTTGCAACTAGCCCGATCGGTATTGCTATTCTCGCCGCAGCAGCATTGGCAAAGGTTTTAGACAGCGGCGGTACTCCAACATCGAAAGGCGGATTTCTAAATTATTTGGTGCCCGGCGCTCCAGCAGGATCAACATTCAGTATTGCTCCTTTCGCATCAGGATTTGCTCCAGTTGGATTTAGCGAGATTATGAATAGAAACGAGGCGATTACTTATATCGATGCTTTCAGAGCAGTAGACTCCGAGTTAACCGCCTTTGCTAAATCACAAGGTTTACAGGTCGCATTAAACAGTAATGATTTTGGTGGCTACAACACCGAAGGTGAAGGTGGTCCAAACGCAGGCGTATTCTGGGGGCTTGCTAGAGAAAAAGGCAGAATGGGTACAGCCTTAGATCAGCAGTTACAGGAATATACAAACGATTGGCTTATTGCTGTTGCTGGTAAAAATAATGTACCAAACGATGTGTTACAGGGCGTTTTACAAAGCAATCAAGTCGCAGATTTTGTTGCAGGCATAACATCGCAACGCATGGGCTTAAATGATGTACCTGTTGATAACATGATTGCAAAACTGCATCGTGGCGAGCGCGTAATGACCGCGGGTAGAGCGGATATGACCGATCAGCTTGCCGAAGAAATGAAAGTTATGCGAAGCGATTTTAATCAGCTAATGATCCAAGTCGCAAAGGCTACAACGCGAACAGCACGAATTGAAGATAGGTGGGACAAGAATGGCCTGCCGCCTACTAGGACTTAAACATGAAGGTAATTAAGTCAACAACAGTTACCGAGGCAATCTTAACTGCTACTGATGTACCAGAGACAGATCAGCCGGAATGGTCGAGTGCTACAACTTATGCCGATGGTGATCTCGTTATGGTTACTGGTACTGGTGGCGGCGCTGCTAGTGCTACGCACGAAATCTACGAATCGCAGCAAGCGGCAAATACTGGTAACGATCCGACAATCGATGACGGTACTTATTGGACTCGGGTATCCAGCACAAATCGCTGGAAAATGTTTAACGATATTGTGCAAGAGCAAACCCAGCAAGCTGGCGGCCTCGAGGTTGAACTTACCCCTTCCGCAGTAACTACAGCATTGGCTGCGGTGAATGTAGATTGTGCTGATATAGATGTTCTGATGGTTGACCCAGTAGAGGGTACAGTATTTAGTCAGAATTATCCTATGACGAGCTATAGCGGTATCACTAACTGGTATGACTACTTTTTCGAGGCGATTGTTCGAAAGAATGAACTTGCAGTTATTGGGTTGCCTCCGTATGCAAATGCCACGATAACAGTAACATTTAACGATACTGGAACCGCAAAAGTCGGCGCATTAGTAATTGGTACTGCGGCAACAATAGGGGATTCACAATACGGTGCTAGTTTTGGCATCATTGATTACTCTACTAAGAATGTTGACGCGCAGGGCCGTACAACCATCACAGCAGGCACCTATGCAGATGAAGCTGACATCGATGTTATAATCGAAACCAGTAGATTCGCTCAGGTTAAATCGGTACTTACTGACCTTAGAACTACACCTAGCGTCTGGGTACCAGAAGAGAACACCGACGGAACAATTATTTACGGTTACTACAGAGAATTTGACGTTATTTTAAGCGGCCCTGTGGTTAGCCTTTGCAGCATACAGATTGAGGGTTTGACATGACAATTCCAACGCTATCGACGTTACCAACGGCTCCTGCCAGAACTGATGCGCCGGCCACTTTTGTTACTCGGGCTGATGCTTTCCTAGCGGCACTGGTAACCTTTCAAGGCGAAATGAATACCAGTATCGGTGCGATGAATACCGATATAGCTGGAGTCAATGCTGACGCAGATCGAGCAGAAAGCGCAGCAGACAGCGCAGTTGCCTCTGCCAATTTCAAAGGCGCATGGTCAAGTCTTACTGGTGCGCTGAATATTCCTGCGTCAGTCACGCACAATGGATATATTTGGATTCTGCTGAACAATCTTGCAGACGTTACCGCTTCCGAGCCGGGCGTTTCTGCTGATTGGCAAGACCTTCCGATTATTCCTGCTCAAACAGGAAACGCTGGAAAATTTCTGACCACAGACGGATCAAGCACCAGTTGGGGAACAGTGTCTGCTGGATCAACATCGATGACCGCTACAGGCGCGATATCAGCTGGCGATCCTGTTGCATTAAGAACTGACGGAACTGTTGAAAAGATAACTGGATACAAAACAGCGCGAGGCGAAATATCTAATAGCGTTCTGGAAACCAGCACACCAACCGCCGGTTATTTCAAAATTGCCTATGACGCTGCGAATACTCTTTATTGCTTGGCATACACCAGAGGATCGCAGGCTTATGTCCGAGGAATGAGAGTAAGCACTGCCGGTGTCTTTACGCTTGGAACTGAAACCGCTTTGAGCGGTGTCGATTTTTACGATCCCGGCCCTAGTCTCTTTTACGATTCAACTAATAGCAATTTTATTCTGTTTTATAGGAATGCCAGCACAGCAATTGCATTGCGTAGCGTATCCATAGACTCGGGAACACTTGCGGCAACACTGGGAACAGAGCAAGACAAAACAACAGGATTGAATGCTAATGCTGGCGCGAGATGCAGACTTGCTTACGATCCCGATGCGAATCAATATTTTGCGCTCTTCAAAGATGCGACATCAGGAAACGCGCAGGGCGCATACGGAACTTATGATGGCAGCGATATAACATTTGGCACGACCGCAGTGATCAACAGCGATGCAAGCTCGAATATGTTTGCAGAGCCGGTTTATTCTACTGAAGAAACCAGAATGATCTGTTCTATTGGTTCAAGCGGTACAAACAAAAGCGTTTTGGTTGCTGTTGTTAATAGTTCTGGCAGTCCGATAGCAGGATCTGCCGCTGTCGTTCAAACAGCAGCGCAGCCATTTTATCCTGCTGTAGCTTGGAACGGCACGCACATATTACAAACTGAGCAATACAGTAATGATTATTTTGCTACCAGAGCAACGATCAGTGGCTCAACAATTACTGTTACGGGATCATCAACTTTCGACACTGATCCTCTAACAACGGCAAGCAATAATATTTTAGTCGATTCTGGCTCAAACAAATTTCAAATATACGTTTGCGCTCGAGCTAGTTTGGAATATCTCGAAGCAGATATGTCCGGCAGCGATCCAACTTGGTCAGTGCGATCTGATTTAGTGACGCATACAACGATCAATCAAATTACCTATGCTTATCCATTTTTTGATGCCGGAAGTGGCGGGACTATTATTTGTTTCAATGATATTAGTTATGCCTCTGGATCGCAGATAAGAATTGGATTGTTTGGCACTGGCACTGAAAGCACTAATGCGCAAAATTTCTTTGGTGTGGCAGATGAAAATATAGCAAATGCCGCAACAGGAACAATCACCACAACAGGTGGCGTTAATACTAGCGTCAGCGGATTAACTGTTGGAAAGGATTATTTTGTAAATGCGAATGGAACATTGTCGGTTGAAGCAACGCAGTATGGAATTGCGGGCAAAGCATTAACTGCTACATCTTTATTTGTAAGTGGAACGAAGAAGGTTACTTCAGATATTTTCACAGCATCTGGCGATATTAATCAAGGCGATCCGGTGCGATTAAACTCAAGCGGAGATGCAGAGGCAATCGTTGGAACTCATGTAAATAATTTTTCTGGATATGATGATCGAGTTTTTAGTGGCCAGCAGGACTGGGTATCTACAGAGCATGTTCCAAACACAAATATATATGTCGTTACATGGAATCAAAATATAAATGCAGTAAGAATTGAATCTGATGGCTCTGTAACGACTGGCGCATCAGTAAATATGGGAAGCTATTTAGATAGTACCAGTAGAGCAACCACTTGTTATCACCCGACTAGAAATAGAATCTACGTTCAGGGAAGAGGCAGCTCGGGAAATTCTTTTTGGAATATCATAACTGGATGGGATCTTGATGAATCAACGCTTACTCTGACTCACATAGGTCACAGCGCATTTCTCAATACTGGCGGATCAAGTAGCTATGGATTGGGAATGGTCAAAACGCAAGGTTACACAACTCCAGATGATACGTTTTTCTGTCTGTATGGAGAGGGAAGCGTAAACTATGCGAGAAGCAGATTTGTTGTAACTAACGACACATCGATCACGTTGGGATCAGAGAGAACTATTGCAAATTACTCATACGCCACGAGAGGTGCTGTTGCATATTCTGAAAAGCATGATGTTGTTGTTGCTACATTCAGATCGAATAGTGGTAATTATGGAATTTTCCAATGCAGAGAAACAACCAGCAGACAGACAACAAACCTGTCGACTGTAATTCAGTTTATGAATACAAGCTGGAGCCCAATTTGCCCGCCGGTTCCAATCATAATAGATGATGAAGATGCTCTGGTTGTCTGCACGCTACAAGGTACAAATTTCATTTATCATGTTTATGATTTTAGTGGGGCTGGCACGGCTACTACTCCGGCAAGTTCAGACGGAACAGCGATTGCTCTCGGATACACGGCTTATGGTAATCAGGAGTTAAATATTGGATTTAATCCAAAAGCAAAACAAATTCAAGGCGTAATAACCGAGAATAGTTTTTCTAGTCAATATAATGTTGCTTTCACATATAATGTTGGCGCGAAAAGTTTAACGAACGTATTTAATCTTTACACTGAGTTTTCTGCTGGCGTTACTCGCAAACGCAGACAATTTCAAAATTCCAGTAATAGCAAGCCTTTGCCATTTAATAGTGATTTGAACGCATTTTTTACTACAACAAATGAAGATGTGAATAACAGCTCTCATGCTTATTTTTACGGATTTGCACCAGAGTTTGATGCGGCTACTACTGACGGTTTTATAGGTTTTGCGGCAGAAGATATAACCGACACCAATGATGGTAATGTTTATGTTTCAGGGTCATATTTAGATTCAAAAGTTAAATTGACTGCCGGAAGCAGTGTATATCTTGATACATTGGGACAACCATCAACTACAGTTAGCGGTACATCAATCGGTAAAATGGTCAAAGACGATACCATCTATATAGGTTAAAAAATGAAATTACTTGTCGAAACATCAACAAAACTCGCAAAAGTTGTGGCAACGGATGATCAATCTCCGCATTTCAATGATGATGGTTTTTTCCAATGGACTACTGATCTTGGAATTATGATTGCTGGTGATTGCACAGATGATAATTGCGACTTGATAGATATAGATTCTGCTCCAGATGATTTTATTGGATGCAAATATTTATATGATGCGGCGCAAACTGATCCATTTGTTCTGAATGCAGATTGGGTTGATCCCACAGCGCCAGAAGAACCAGCAGAATGAAATATGATTCATGTTTTCGTCTTGGTTGTAGTCATAAACGGGCTGGAGGCATCTGATTCCTGCGCGAATGGCGCGATGTGCTTTTATGATGTAAATCGGTGCAACTATTTCGCGTCCAGGTTAAGACGGAACAATTCATCACCATCAACCAGTGATTCGGTCATTGCTTACTGCAAGCCGACTTTCATTGATCCAACAACTGATGGTCTGCGAGTGTACTGATGGCGATTGCAGAAATAAGCATGGCCATTGCAGGAGCCAGGAAGGCGGTTCAGTTTGTCAAAGCTGTTGCCGAGGCAAAGGGCGATTTCGATCAGTGCATTGGCAAGATTCACAATTTCTATAATTTCTATGACACAGTGCGCGAGGCAGAAGTCAAAGCGCAGAATGGTGACTATTTCAGCAGAAACAGCCCGGAGGCCCAGGCGCTAGAAGAGATCCAAGCCGCATATCAGATGGAGCAGATGGAAGAGCAAATGCGATTCCTGATCCATTACAATATGTCGCCAGAACACTTCAAGCGTATGATGCGCCGAAGAAAAGAGATCCGGGCAAAAAGACTAGAAAGAGCAAAAGCAAAAGCAGAAAGGCGCAAACTGTTGATCGATGGTTTGTTTATATTTGTTTGCGTGATCGTTGCGTTT